CGATAATCAAGATACATCTGAGCCAAGTCAGATGGATCCATCTTACCAAGTTTCTCCAAAGTCTCTTGGCTAAACTCTCCTTGGGATTCTTCCCAAAGTGTATCCAAGAAAGAAGTATCAAGAGTATCTTCTTCTACCTCTTCAGTTGGTTCTTCAGCAGCAGCAGGTTCTTCAGGTTCAGGATCACGAGAACTAAACTTCTTCTGAAGTTCCATGTAAGCCTGTTCAAGTTCTTCAGCATCTCGGAACTTACCAGCTAACAACTCTTCCTGAGCAGACAGTGCCTGTTCACCAATAGCTAGAGAATCTTGCTCTTCAGCAGTCAGCTCACCTTCGGGAACTTCATTCGGATTGTACGTCAGTGTTGTCATTTGGTTTGGCGTGGATTACTTTGAGATTACCGAGACCAACAGTCTCTACATATTGGGTGGGACGACCCAGAGTTGCTTTACCAATCTTAGCTTTGGGAGCATACTTGTTCTCAGGCTTAACTGGAGTGAACTCTGGTGTCGTCGGAGGTTCAGCTTTACTGCGCTGGCGGCGCTTCGGAGCTTGCTTGTTGTCCATATAGTTCGGGATTTTTGGATGGGTCGTTTGCAGGAGCAGAAGCTAGTTGACCAACTTGCTTGGTAAGTTCCATTTGCTGTTGTTGTTCCATAGCTTGTGCCTGCTGATCTTGTACTTCCTGCATAGTCTTTACAAGGTTCAGGACATCAATACCTTGTGCAGCTGCAAGTCGTTTGATAACTTCCTCAGGATTAACGTAGGTCTGAATAGCTTCGGGACCCATGGTCTGAGCAATAGTAGTAAGGAATGCACCCAAGCTTTCACGGTCTTGACCACGACCAAGTGCATTGATACCAGCCACAATGGTTGGCTTAACAATGTCTTTTGGAAGACGTGGGATCTGTCCTGTCTTTTGGAATACATTCAACTTACGATTCAGATAAGGCACCAAGAACTCAACAGTCAGCAAACTAAACAGTCCACCAAGTTGTTGTTCAAGTTCCATCTGAGTCATACGAACTTCCTCAGCAGTAGTTCGTTCGGATTGCCGTACAGAAAGGATGAGGAAAGCCTCACTCAATCGGCGTTCAAGAGACTGCATTAGTTCATAAGCAGTCCTGAAGTCAGCAGTTTTACCTACCTGTACAACACCAATGTCATCGGGTCGTCCTTGAATGATAGCACCGTTGCCTGCGTTCGCCAGTGTCTGCGGTTTGGTAGTGCTTGAGGGTGATACCACGAACACGACCTTAGCAGCTGCTGCAGAGCCTTCTACCATTGCCTGAGAGAGTGCTTCAAGAGACTTAAGATCTCCGATGAACTCCTCAACACGACCACGACCATACACCTCACCATCAACAGTGTTGAATCGAAGGACCAACCAAGGGTTAGCATCCAATGGTGCCTTACCCATGGAACCAGGAATAACTTTATCTTCGTACTCCTGATACCAAATCATTCGATTGTTATCTCGTTTGATGTGGGTGTAGATGTCAACTTCCTCATCCCGTTCACCGGGAGGGTTGTCAAGATTATTTGGTTTAATTTCTGGAAGCATCCCACGGAGGATCTTCTTATTAATGCGTTCTTTCGTGACTATTTCAAGCACGTTGCCGTTGCCATCACGATCTACGACATAGCGATTTAGCGGATAGAGTTTCAAACTATCCTTACCCATGTACACAAGTGCGTTACCTGCTACTACCAAATGCTTAAGAGCTTGGTGAATAACAACACGATCACTTGATGCTGCAATTGATTCGAGGATTGTACGTTCAATCTTTGCAAAGCTCAGGTCAAGTTCAGACCTTACTTCAGGTGGGAACTCTTCACCAAGCTTTGTATCATCAAGTTGAAGTTTAAAGAAGCTAGTCTGTGGAGGCAGTAGAGCCAGCATTAGTTTTGCTGCCAAGGTTACAACACCTTTTGCTCCAACACTTTGCCAAGGTGTAGGCAAATACCTAGCACCTTTCTGCCACTCTTCTTGTCCACGAATCAAATAGGGCAGTGTAAGATCTGCCGCATCTTTCGCTACGTCTAGAAATTGGGAACGGTCACTGGCTAAATAATCATACCGTTGTTTAGCACTCATTAGTTTTAGTAATAATTAAATTAAGCAAGACCACTGGCGCCTTGAAGATTAAGCATACTCCTGATCTTCAGTCGATTCAAACGGCTAGTGCCAAGCTGAGCAAGACGCAGACGTTGAGCACGACTACGACGACGTTTGATGCCAAGAGCACCACGTCCAGCTTCAGTACCTCCGATCATCAGATCGCCAGTTGTGGTATCCTCCTCTTCCTCGGGAAGGATGGGACCAGTGCCAGTAGCAGGAGCTTCAGCTACAGCTGTGTCAGCAGTGGCTGCGGGTTCACCGGCTCCACCACCACCTCCTCCTCGGCGACCACCGCCAAGCATGTCTTTAGTAGCAAGGATTGGTTCACCACTTCCAGTAGCTCCTAGGAATCGTTGACCAGGTTGAAGGTCAAGACCACGAAGTGCTTTTACATTTGCACTGCGAGGGTCAAGGCTCGATGGGATACCACCTTGGTCAAAGATGTTACCAAGGATGTTTTGCTCACGAGTACCAAGTTGACCTTTAGTCAAACGTCGTTCGGCACTACCTTGAATGCTAGCACCTTTAGCCAGCGCTTTGTCAATAGCTTTCTCACCTAGTCCAGTAGCAGCAAGCTTCATTGCTTCTTTACCAGAAAGAGCTTGACCTACTCGCACACCACGGATGGTAAGACCTTTGTCTTTACTTTTACCAGTCGATTTGTTTTTAGTTGAGAACATTTGCTGTGCGGGCTGACCCTCAAATGGATTGGATGTTTGTTTGGACTTTTTTCTTTTAGCCATCGTTTTCTAGTCGTTGTTGAATCCACTCTACAACTGAACGTTGACCCGAGCGGTACATAATTAATGATTGGGAATCATTGGGTGTGGGTGTAACAGGTGGAAAGTTTTCCTCCAGTTCTTGGAGGACAGTCTTTAGCTGGAGACCATGGGTCTCAAGCATATTGAGGGAGATTGGTGTTTGCATGTTCAAAGAAGGCAGGCATCCGTGCTCGCTTGGTGTCAGAAAGTTCAGGAGCCTTACCTTCGTACATCAAACGATCACTGGCATCCAGCCAAAATTTTTTGTTCAAATACTTGGACTGAGTACTATTACCTAGTGGTTGCATCACCCAGTTGATAGTTGCCTTACGCAGTTTATCAAGAGAAGGAGAGATATCAAGCCCCAACTCACGACAAACAAGGCTATTGGTAGCAACGTGAACTTGTTCATCTCTACTAATGTCAGCACTTACTGTTCGGAGACCAGCATCACCGTTAAATCGGAAGAATGGCAAGAGAACAAAGAAAATTGCACGCTCGGCAACAAGTGCTTTGAGGACTGTGTGATCTGGATGAGCAATCCATGCATCCCGGAGGCGTAGCGCTTCCTCTTCAGCTTGTTTATCAACACCGATAGCATTGGCGATGTAACCGAGTGCAAGGTCATGGTTTTCTTCGTCCTTGATATTGGACAGAAGGAGATCCCTTGCCATTTCTGGTACTTCATTTTTAAGTCCGTCTTTAATAAAGTCACCGACTGGGAGTTCCATATGTCGGATTGCCAAAGCACGATAGATGGTTTCTTCCGCGCCTTCAGCAAGAGAACCGGCAGTGGTCTGTACTGGAGACCACTTCCGTTTACGATTAAGGAGTTTTTGATAAGGGTTCATTCGCCGCAATTACAATCTGGAGGGTCATTAAGAATCGCATCCAGGTAATCGTTGACTTCTGATTCTTCCAATGCAGCATAGGCATTAGATTTATCTTGGACATCACCCATTACCTGAAGCGAATAATAAAGGGAGGTTTGCGGAGATGCAAGCCACTCTTCGATAAACGCTTCATCATAGGTGATCACATCAGACCAACTATTGAAGCTATAACCGTGAAGAAGTCCCGTGTTATCTAGCAT